TAGTGGAGGCTATCGTTAGGCTGCTTATCGTCGGCACCTTGCAGGACTGCCAATCGTCTTTCTATCTCCGCTGCAACCTCAGTGCTTGCACGGTCACCGCTGTTGGTCTCGACCACATCCTTGAACATGCCCACAGTCTGACCAAGCAACTGTGCTGCCTTTAGCTTATTGGTGTCGGTAGGCTCGGCATCATCCATCCATCGGCGCAGCCGCTCCAGCACACGGTCACGGTCACTGACCACTGAGGCCGATACAGACCGCTGATTCCGCTCCCTTTGCTGCTCGACCAATAGGGTGATGGCAGGGTTAGCTGCAAGCCTGCTGGCCTCTGTCCTGATGGCTGCCGCGCTCATATTCTTGCAATCGTACGCTTCCCTGTATGCATCGCTTAGCGTCATGCCAGCGCCACTGCTGAGTGCCAGCGCAAAATGCCGCTGTTTGCTGGTGAGTCCTGACTTAGGTCTGCCCATGTTCCGATACCGTGCTGCCTGTTTGCCGGAATCATACCGCCGCCCACCTTGGCCGTCTGCCACCAGTACCCAGTAACCAGTACATATAAAAAGCTTGACATTTCGCACTTGCCGCTAGGAGGCCCAGAATTGCGTTTTAAGGCTTGTTTTGCCTAAGCCATACATATGCACCAGTTCACCGTAAAAAACGCTTAGACGGGAATTCGTATCTAAGTTGTTGATTACTAAGTACTTTCTACTCGTTACTGACTATTTGCTACTTATTTGCCTGTCAATACTTGTATTAAGTACTGCTATCTGCTATTCGCGTGCGCGTTTCATCTAATAGCCGAATCGACTCGGATCGTGGGTGTGCATCAATACCCCTGTAATTTTTCTCTGGGCCATTCGTTGTATCTACAACCATTAAACATTTACTGGTTACTGAGTGTTGCGTACTGCGTTCATGCGTGCGTATAATCCACTCAACGGCGACGGGGAGCCGTACCCAATCCCGCCATCCACCGGATGCACCGCTCGTACCTGTACAGGGCAATGCGGCATCGGATGCACCCACCAGACGGGGAAATGTTCTGGGGCGTGAGAGGCGAGCAGTGTGCCGTACCGACAATCAATGGGCAGTCACACATGCAGACCAAGACACGCGCTGTTTGCCGCAGCAGCCAGCACTAAAGCATTGGTGAAGGTCTGAGGTTGAACGGCTGGGTGAGGCTCGTACCTGTACAGGGCAATGCTACTCGGTCGGCCTTTGATCCTGACAATGCCCAACGAACTGGGATGCGGCAGAGCTTCGGCTCACCAATGACCACTCACTGAGTGGCTATTGATGAACTGAACTATGGAGTGAGTGATGACACACCAAGAACGACAACGGGTGCTGCGACACAATCGCCGCCGCCTGTTTCTAAACCGACTGATCGAACGCAAGCGTGCAATCGTTGCCAAGATCAGAAACGCAACCCGCAGCCACGGCGCTGCATCAATCGGAGGCTTCTAAGCATGACCAACTACAACGACGGCACTGGCCGATGGCACAGTGAATACATAGCCAAGACCAAGCGCATGGATGATGAGTCGCTGCGCTACGTCATTAGTGATTGCCGCAATGCTATGGACGCAATGCCAGACAATCCTAAGTGCAGACAATATGCGGATGAAGCGCACTACTGCGCGATGGAATTACGCCGCAGACAACATTCCAACTGATGAGTGCCGAATGGTAATCGGCGTGAAACCGTGTAGGAGGCACGGTCTTGGATAACCGACTGAGGATAAAGATGAACGAAAAGCAACAGATAAGAGTAGACACCGATGTGGTTGTGCCAGTTAAAGGACTCAAGCATCAGACATGGGTAACAACAGGCACCGCATTCTGGAAAGGCCACAACGGCGAGCACTTGGTAGAGCTAACCAATCGTGCTTGGTCAGGTGCCGTCATGGATGCCACGGTGTCTGGTGCCCGACTTAAAAAGCTGAACGCCAGACCTTGGGGTTCTGACTAAACATTCCAACTGATGAGTGCTGGCTGGTGACCAGCGTGAAACCGCCCTCTGGGCGGTCTTGGATAACCAACAACCTTAACCTTGGAGCATTGACTAGTTATGACTAAATCAATAAACGCACCTAGAGTCAGCCCTTCTCAGGCTGCACAACTATTACTCGCTCATGCGGTATCACAGTTCTCTGGCGCTAAGCGTCACCTGCCCGTCTACTTGTGGGGCACCTACGGAGTCGGCAAGTCTGCCATCATCAAGCAACTGGTGGCCGCGCTCAGCGAGCGATACGAGCAAGCCGTGGGCCTGATCGACGCGAGACTCTCCCAGCTAGACTTCGCTGATACGCGAGGCATCCCTGACCTAGTGGATGGCATGACCTCATTTGCTACCCCTGACTGGTTGCCTCAAGAGAAGCGCGATGGCGAGCGGGGAATCCTCTTCTTAGATGAGATGCAGCTTGGCAGTGAGTCCACCAAGAACGCCTGTTACCAGCTACTCAATGAGCGGCGCATAGGCGACTACATCCTGCCCAGTGGCTGGTTTGTTATCGCTGCGTCTAACCGTCCCAACGACGGCGCTGGTGTATCTGGCCGCATGGACGCTGCTATCAGCACACGGTTCAAGTATCACTTGGACGTTACCCCTTCCGCTGCTGAGACTAGCGACTACTTTGCAGATATCGGCGTCAACCCGCTTGTTATCGCGTTCTTGAAGTTTCGCGGCGAGGCATCAGGTGATCAGGCTGGACTCATTCACGAGTTCCCCGATGGCGGCACACCTAAAGACAGGGTTGCTATTGCCACTGGTCGCGGCTGGGAATCAGTCTCTGACATTCTCGACGATGGCTTACCCGCTGATCTTGAGCAGATCGCCATTGAAGGGTGCGTCGGTTTCGGCGCTGCGGCTGAGTTTATGGCGTTCGTTCGCACAATGCGTAACCTGCCAGACATCAACTTGTTTCTGTCAGATCCGCACAACGTGCCGCTGCCGAATGAGATCACTACTCAGTATGCAGTGACCGCTGCGCTGGCTGCGCGGGTGACTACTGACAACCTTGGCAATGCAGTGGTTGTTCTCAAGCGCATCAATGAAGAACTGGTCGAGGTGTTCTGGGCGCTGGCAACGCGCCGTGACGCAGACCTGATGCACACCCCTGAGTTTGTTGCTCACAAGGCAACCCACTAAACCCTAACGGGGCTTCGGCCCCTTATTCATTTCGGAGTCAATGACTATGGATAAGATCCAAAACAATGCAATGTTGCTGACCGCAACCATCACCAAGTTCTCTAACACCCGCCGCGACAACGGCATGGCCGATGAGCTTACAATCGCCAAGAAAGCGTCAGCTAACGTCATCAAGGTGACCAAGACGCTGTTTGCCTCGCCCATCATCAAGAGCCTCAACAAGGCTCATGGGCAACTGCGTAACCACACGCTGAACTTCAACACCCTGCCTTGGGATGACGGCGAGCGCCTCATACCCTGCGAGTCTATCGACCCGTTTGAGACTGCATGGGTCAAAAAGAATGACTACATAGACGAACTGAAGCGCGAGCTACGCAGGGAATACCCCAACATGCTCAAGCGTGCAGCCAAGGATCTGGGCGATGCCTTCGACATAAACGACTACCCCACTGCTGAGGAAATACTCGACAAGTACTCTGCAACCTACGCACTCAAAAAGCTGCCAGAGGCAGGTGACCTGCGCGTCAACTTACCTGCCGACAAACTGCAAAAGATCAAGGACAGCATTGAGGCCGACGTTACGAGTCGCGTCGAGGCTGCTGCTGAGTCTGTGCACGAGCGTGTGGTCGATACGTTACAGGCGCTTATCGACGGCCTAGAGCGTCACGGCACCAAGGCTGACGGTGCCAAGCGTGCGAGCAAGTTCACCGACAACACTGTCGAAAAGATTGAGGAACTGGCTGCTGTGCTGCCCAGCCTCAACATCACGGGCGACCCCAAGCTGACCCAAGCTGGCAACGCCCTGCTGACCAAGCTTGCAGACCTAGACCCAGCCAAGCTGCGCGAGTCCAAGACTGAGCGCAAGGCTGTTGCTGACACTGCCAAGTCCATTGTGGACAACCTCACTGGCCTTTGGGATTAACGGAGTAATAGTTATGAATGCTATGCAGATCATTCTTGAGGCGCGAAAGCGCCTTCTGAAAACCTTCCCCTACTTTGCCTTCCGCGCATATCAACTGGAGCTGATCCCCAGCACCAAGACTGCGACGATGGCTACTGACGGTAAGGCTATCCACTTCAATGAGCAGTGGGTTGTCGCACAGGAAAAAGAACACGGTGTGCGGTTCATCATGACTGTGATTGCCCACGAGGTTATGCACGTTGATGGGTTCCACCACCTACGCAAGGGTAACCGTGATCACAAGCTGTGGAACGAAGCTGCCGACTACGCAATCAACTACGCGCTAGTGCGTGACGGGTTCGATGTTTTCGGTGGACTTTACAGCACCGACTATATCGGCATGTCTGCCGAGCAGATCTACACAATCATCAGCAAGCCGCAGCCGCAGTCTGAGGGTGACCAGCCCAGCAACGATGAGGGCGAAGGCGAGCAGTGCGACGATGGCGAAGGTCAGGCAATGACTGGCGACAACGGCACCCAAGACGGCGACCAGCCTAGCACTGGTGGCGCTGAGGGCGACGCTGAGGGCGACGGTGAGGGCGACAGTGGCTCTGCTGCTGGTGATGGCCCTGCTGACCCTGACGCGCCTTGGGGCGAGGTATGGGAGGCTGCTGGCGACGATGGGCAGGGTATGTCTGAGGCCGCTAAGGCTGAATCTGAGCGCGAGATTGCCTCGCAAGTGTTTGAGGCTGCTAAGGCCCATGAGAAGATCCGCGACAGTGGCTCTGGCCGTGGCGCGAGTGTTGACCAGATCATCAGCGGATTCTCTGGTGATCCAGTGCCTTGGCACCAGCACCTCAAGTCTGCGTTTGATCAGT